CATTCCCGGCGACTCAACCCACACCGTCCCAGTCTCGTTTTCATACCGGGCCGACACCAACTAATCCGCCCATTGGGCAAACCCAGAACCCGCCATTGAGTGGGTTTTGTCATTTCTGAAAAGGGGAATCACCCATGGGCTACAAAATTCCGAACGGCGGTACTTTCCAGCACGCCGCAACCTATGCCGCTGCGTTGGCGTTCGCTTCCATCACCAACGCCACTGAAGCAGTGGCCACGGTCGTGGGCGGCACTCTCGCCGCCGGCGACATCGTTCTGCTGACCTCTGGCTGGAGCAAGCTGGACAGCAAGGTGGTGCGCGTGAAAGCGGCAACTGCCACGGCGATCACGCTCGAAGGCATCGACACCACGGATACCCAGATCTTTCCTGCCGGTGGCGGCGCGGGCACCATGCGCAAAATCCTGACTTGGGTGCAGATCCCGCAAATCTCCGATGTTGCCTTCTCCGGTGGCGAACAGAACTACCTCGATGTGGTTTTCCTCGAGGATGACCAGGGTAAACAGATTCCCACCGACAAATCGGCGGCAAGCATGGTGTTGACCCTGGCCGACGACCCGGCGCAGGACTTCAACAAGGTGCTGCTGAAGGCTGACGCCGGCAAGCAGGTCGAGGCTGCACGTCTGAATCTGCCAGGCAATGACACCTTGCTGTATGGCGCCTACACCTCGTTCTCCAAGCAGCCGGCGGTTTCCCGGAACAACCTCCTGACGCGCACAGTGAACCTCGCGTTGCAGGCAGAGCCGACTCGTTACCTGACTGCGGTGGTGTAACCCATGGCAAAAATCCGAATCGCGCAGAACCCGACGTTCAAGGCCATGGTGCTGATCCCGATCGTTGGCGGTGAGCCCGAAAAGATCGAGTTCACCTTCAAGTATCGCGACCGGCTGGAACTGGCTGCTCTGTTTGATGAATGGAACCAGAATCGCAAGGACGCACTGGCTGCGCTCGGCAATCAGCCGTCGCTCTCTGAAGTGGTCGCCGCTGATGCTGCCCAACAGGTTCAGCAAATCAAGGATCTGGTGGCAGGCTGGGCCTTTGACGACAAATTCGATGAGAAGAGCATCACTGCGTTGGTGAAGTCGTGCCAAGGCGCAACCGAGGCGGTAGTCGAGGCCTATCAAGGCGCCTACAACCAGGCCCGCCTGGGAAACTGACGGACGCCGCGCGCGCACTGTACGCGCCTGCGGCGCCGGTCGAGTTGATGAGCATGTTCGGGCTTGCGCCTGGTGATCTGGAAGAGGATACGGAGGTCTGGCCCTGCAACTGGCCGGCCTTCCTCCTGTTCAACCGAATGTCCACGCAGTGGCGGGTCGGCGCCGGTGGCGCCATTGGCCTCGATTACAACTGCATCCGCGACGTTGCCGTCTTCCTGGGTATCAAGAAAAAGAAACTCGCTGAAATCTTTCCTGACCTGCAGGTGCTGGAAGGCGAAGCCCTGCGCGTCATGGCGGAGGAAAGGGAAAACAGCCCGTAAGCACGGGCACTTATTCAAGGTGAGTCGATGAACATTTCCGAACTCGGCATCAAGATCGACTCGGCCGATGCAATCGAGGCAAGAACCAGCCTGGATGATATGGCAAAGGCCGGCGGCCGGGCCGAGCAGTCCGCCGTTTCGCTGATGAACGAAATGCAGGCGCTGGAGAAGTCGCTTTCAACCAGTGCCAAGACCACGCAGGATCTCGCGAAACAGCGCGATGCGCTCGCGAAACTGACCAAAACCGGAGCCTATGGCGAGGCCGAAGCCGCGAAGATCTCTGCACAGCTCGACAAGCAGCAGGTCGCTCTCGCCAAGTCGGCCATGGATGAGCAGAAGGCGCTCAATAGCCTGCTGGGCACCATTGACCCGGCCCGCGCCGCGCTGGCGAAACTGGATACTCAGGTCGAGCAACTGGGCAAACACCTGGATGAGGGGCGAATCAGTCAGGAAGACTACAACTCTGCTCTGAGCAAGATCGACAAGGACTACGACAAGCTCAACAAAACCACCACCGGTTTCGACAAGCTGCGCCTCGGCACCCGTCAGGCACAGGAAAACGTCGTACAGCTGGGAAATGCGCTGTCATCTGGCGACTGGGGCAGTGGTGTTCGTGCGGTTGCTCAGTTGGGGGCCGGAGCCGGTGAGGGCGCTGCCGGTCTGCTGGCCATTCTCGGCCCGCTGGCGCTGGCCACTGCTGCTGTTGGCGGCCTTGCCTATGCCTTCTACAAAGGCAGCGAGGAGCAGGACAGCTACAACAAATCGCTGATCCTGACCGGCAACTACGCTGGTGTGAGTGCTGGGCAATTGGGCGATATGGCGCGGCAGGTTAGCGCTACGGTTGGCACCACCGGACAAGCGGCCGAGGTTTTGGCGCTGCTGGCGGGTAATGGGAAAATTGCCGGTGAAAGCTTCACGGGCATCACCCAAGCTGCCGTGTCGATGCAGGAAGCAACTGGCAAGGCCGTCAGCGAGACAGTGGCTGAGTTCGCCAAGCTTGCCGAGGACCCAGTCAAGGCGTCCGCCGCGCTGAACGAGCAGTACCACTACCTGACTGCGTCTGTTTACTCGCAGATCGCCGCACTGGAGAAGCAGGGCGACCATGCCGGCGCCGTGAAGCTGGCGACAGAGCAATACGCCGACGCAATCAACGAGCGCACGCCGCGTATTCTCGAAAACCTGAGTTTCTGGGAGAGAGGCTACAACGCCGTTGCGCGTGCTGCGGACAATCTGAAAAACGTTGGCCGGCCGGATATCAACGCCGATATCGAGCAGGCTCGGCGCAATCTGGAATCGGCCCAGTCTGGCAATGTTGGTCTGTTCCAGAACAAGCAGGAGATGATCGATCTCTACCAGAATCGTCTCAACATGCTGGAGGACCAAAAGGCCGCAGAGGCTGACATCGCCAAATGGGAAGGCGAGCAAGCGAAGGCTCAGCAGGATGCCGTTACCGCCATGGGAAAGGTCGACTCCCTGACCAAATCTGCGTGGACGAATGAGCAAAAGCGCACCGAAGCGATCAAGGAGTACAAGCGGCAGCTCGAAGACATCCGCAAGGTCGCACCCAACGACCCGCGCCTGAATCAGGCAGCGATCGACAAGAACCTGGCGAACATCAACGACCAGTTCAAGGATGCCAAGGCGGCTGGCACTCAGGTCGATCTGACCGGTTTCAACAACGCCAAAAATAATCTGGCGGCCATCAGCGAGGAGTACAAAAACGCCCAGAAGGAACTGGACGCGGCGCAGAAGGCCGGGCTCATTTCTCAGGCTGACTATGCCCTGAAACGCGAAGCGCTGATCGGCAACGAGCGCGATGAGGTTACCGCAGCCTACGAGACTGAGATCGCCGCACTGGAAGCTGCCAAGGCGAAGAAAACCACTTCTGCTGCGCAAAGCATTCAGCTCGATCAGAAGATCGCCGATGCGCGAGCCGGGATGGTCAAGGCGCAGAAGGAGGCTGACAGCCAGCTCGAGGTTCTGGCCACGAACGAGACCGGCCGCCTTGCTCGACAAGAGCGGTCGATCACGACGTACGTGCAGGCCTTGGCCCAACAGCAGCGGGCTTTGGAACTGGCGGGACAGCGCGCCGTTGTCGGTGTCGGCCAAGGGGATCGCCAGAATGCGCTGAACAATGAGCTGAACAGCCAGCAAGACCGGTTTACTCTGCAGTCGCTGGAGCTCGCAAACCAGAAGTCCGATCCGTCGCGGAATATGTCGGAGGAAGAGTTCGCCCGTAAGTCGCAGGCACTCGCAGACGCGAATAAGGCGGCAACAGACCAGATTCGGCAGAACTACGCGGATGTGGAAAAGGCACAGGGTGACTGGACCAAGGGCGCGACATCGGCCTGGGCCAATTATCTGGATTCGGCCAGCAACATTGCCGGCCAGACGAAAACCTTGTTCGGCAACGCCTTCAGCTCGATGGAAGACGCGATCGTCAACTTCGCCATGACCGGGAAGCTGTCGTTTGCTGACTTCACGAAGTCCATTCTGGCGGACATGGCGCGGATCGCGACTCGGCAAGCCAGCTCGGCGTTGCTGAGCAGCTTAGTCGGCGCCGCAACCAGCTACTTCACTGGCGGTGGCGGCGGTAATGGGCTGGCGGCTGGATCTGCTGGCGCAACGTCGTCGAATCTTGGCGCGTCTTCGGCTGGTTACTCCGGTAGTTACTTTCCTCAGGCACTCGGCGGCGCCTGGTCGTCCGGCGTGCAGATGTTCGCCAACGGTGGCGCCTTCACCAACAGCATCGTCAGCACGCCGACCGCCTTCGGGATGGCCTGCGGCCGGGCGGGCGTCATGGGTGAGGCAGGGCCGGAGGCGATCATGCCTCTGACCAGGACCTCCAGCGGCAAGTTGGGCGTCATCGCGGCCAGTGGCGGATCCGGTACTGCAATCAGCATCAGCGCACCGGTGACGGTAGTGACCGAGGATCGTGGCAACGAAGGCATGCAGATCGACCAGCAAGCCCTGTCGAGGAACCTCCAGTCGCAGATGCAGGCTGTGGCCGAAAAAGCCGTGGCTGATTCTTGGCGCGCAGGCGGTACCAGCTTCCGAAATGCAAATGGGAGGGCCTGATGGCCATCGAGAAATTCACTTGGCCAACCGAGCGCGGGGAAACACCCGATATCAGCTATCGGGTGCGTTCCTCGAAGTTCGGCAATGGCTACGCGCAGAACGTCGGCGACGGCCCGAACAACAAAGAGGACTCCTACCCGATCACCTTTGCCGGCCAGAAGGCCAAGGTGCTGGAGATCATGGCGTTCCTCGACCGACACGCCGGTGCGAAAGCGTTTCTCTGGACAACACCGCTCGGCGAGCTCGGGCTGTTCACCTGCAAAAATCCCGCTCCCACACCAATGGGCGGCGGAGTCTTCAAACTCACCGCCACCTTCGAGCGGGCATTCCAACCATAAGGGGCAATCATGCCGCTGATCAGTGACATCCAAGTGCTTGAGCCTGGCAGCGAAGTGCTGCTCTTCGAATTGGACGGTACGGACTATGGGGCGGATGTGCTGCGCTTCCACGGACACGCGATACCGCATACGGCGGCCGAGCTGATCGCTGCTGGCGACAACGCGGACCAGTTGCCGGCGAAGGCGATTTATTGGCAGGGCAATGAGTACAGCGCCTGGCCGATGCAGATCGACGGTATCGAGGCGAACGGCGACGGCACTGCGGTTCGGCCAACGCTGTCGGTCGGCAACGTCAATGGGCGCATCACCGCGCTCTGTCTGGCATTCGAGGATCTGCTCGAGTTCAAGCTGACCATGCGTCACACGCTGGGCACCTACTTGGACGCGGCGAACTTCCCGGCCGGCAACCCAACGGCAGATCCAACCCAGGAGACGATCGAGGTCTGGTACATCGACCAGAAGACGAACGAGGACGGGGAAACGGTCAGTTGGGAGTTGGCCGGCCCGGGCGATGTCGGTAACGAGTCCATTGGCCGGCAGGCGACGACGCTTTGTCACTGGTGCCTCACCGGCGGCTACCGAGGGCCGAACTGTGGCTACACCGGACCGTACGTGACCAAGGACGGCATCGTTACCGACAACCCAGAACTCGACGAATGCGATGCCACCCTGGGCAAGGGCTGTATCCCTCGCTTCGGCGAGGGCAACCCACTGCCGTTCGGCGGCTTCCCGGCCGTTTCGCTGATCGCACGGAGCTGACATGCGCAAACACATCTTGAACGCGATCCAGGCGCACGCGGCGGCTGAGTACCCGAAAGAGTGCTGCGGGCTGCTGCTGGGCGTCGGTCGCAAGCAGCAGTATTACCCTTGCCACAACATCTCTACCGAGCCGAACGAGGAGTTCCGGATCGATCCCGAGGAGTACGCAGCGGCCGAAGACATCGGCGAGGTGATCGGTGTGGTGCACTCGCATCCGGACGCCACCAGCAGGCCGTCACCGCGCGACCTGGCCATGTGCGAGGCAACGGCCATGCCGTGGCACATCATCAGCTGGCCCGAGGGCGACCTGCGCACCGTCATGCCTTCGGGTGAGGTGCCGCTGCTCAAGCGCCCATTCGTACACGGTGCCTGGGACTGCTGGCAGGTCTGCGCCGACTGGTACAAGCGCGAGTGGGGACTGGAGTTCGAAGCCTTCAAGCGCGCCGACGGCTGGTGGGAGAGCAAGGACAACACCAGCCTTTACGAAGCGAACTACGAAGCCGCCGGCTTCTACCGGGTCGACCAGCCGCAGCGTGGCGACATGATCGTGATGGAGGTGGGGCGGACGGTTTATCCGAATCATGCCGGGATCTTTCTCGGCGCCGATCCGGAACTGCCCGGCGAAAATGCCGCGACGTTCGGCCCTGGCCCATTCCTGCTGCACCACCTCTACGGCAGGCCGTCAGAGGTCATTGTCTTCGGTGGGCCTTGGCTCGACCGGACACGGTTGGTATTGCGCCATCGCGACTCTCAAGCCAGTTCGCCCAGTGAGTAAATTGAGTATCCGCTTTTGGTCAAATGATTAATCTGAACAGAGCCACCAATGTACACACGGCCTTCCGCTTTCTGACTCTCCTGAAGTTCCTGCGCACGCATAATTTCAACAGCGCATTCTGGAAACGAGTCGAGGTCGATGGCTGAAACGTCGACGAGCTGCGGTTTTATTCCTAAGCCGTAAGCCAACCATTCGGACTTGAAGTTCGATCCTGATCGGTAAACATAGCCATGAATATTCCCAGTCTTGTCGGAAAACCCGAAGTGATAGATCGTTGCTGTCTGCTCATGCATAGCGGGGAATTGAGCATTCAGTTCGCGCCAGAGGGATTGAAGCGACTCGGATGTATGAAGATTGACCGAATCTACATCAAGGGCAAAACCTTGTTCATTCACCAAGCCGATCCAACGATTGAACAGAGCAGCAGAACCTGTCCCGGCGACAATCATTCTGAGGTGAGGAATAGCCAAGGCTTTGCTCGAATACCCGGGAGGGTACCCATCGGGATAATGTAAAAGCGTGTCTGTTGCGACGATTGCCTCTTTTGCTTCCGTATAAAATAGCAGTGACGACATTTTGCCTCCTTGCAGCTGGATTTGGATCAGAAGCTACTACTCAAATCGGCTCGACGTGACTGGGGATTCGTACAGGCGGAAAAAA